ACGGGTCTGCTCGCGAGCGTCGAATACACGAAGGAATACCTGCGCCTCGCCGCCGTTCAAGGCTTGGTGCTGAATCCGGCCGATGGCAGCGTGCTCTACAACTGGTTCGACGAATTCCAGATCACGCAGGCAACGGAAGTTGCATTCAACCTCGCAGCAGGTGTCCAAAACAGCCTGCGCCCGATCATCAATGGGATCAAACGTTACATGGGCCGCAAGGCTCAAGGCGCGTTCACGAACCAGACGAAGATCATGGCGCTGTGCGGCGATGTGTTCTACGACCAGTTTTCGAACCACCCGGATGTGATCCGTACGTTCCTGAACTGGGAAGGCGCGAAGGACATCCGCAACGACGCGTTCGGCGATGCGTTTAGCTCCTTCGATTTCGACGGCGTCACGTGGGTTAACTACCGCGGCTCGGACGATAATTCGACCGTCAAGATCGCCGACGACAAGGTCAAGTTCTTCCCGGTCAACGCTCCCGGCATCTTCCAGGAAGTCATGGCGCCGGGTGAATCGGCCGAGTTCATCAATCAGCCGGGCGCGCCTGTCTACGTGCTGCCGATCATCGATCGTGATCGTCGCATGTGGTGGAAGATGGAAGTCTACGCGTACCCGCTGTACCTCTGCACTCGCCCGGAAGTCCTGATCGGCGGTCGTTCGGAGGCGTAATGCCCATCAACTGGAGTGCCGAGGTTATCGGCCCGCTGATGGGTGTCTTCGGTGAGCCGGTTACTTACCGTCCACTCGCCGGCGGTGCATTGCCGATCTCCGGTGTGTTCGACAACGCATACCTCAAGGAAGTGATGTTCGAGGATGCCACGTCGGGCGTGACGGAAGTGTCGGCAGTCCTCGGCGTCCAGTTGTCGCAATTCCCCTCCGTGCCCGTGCAAAACGACATGCTCTCGGTAGCGAGCGTCAATACGACGTTTGTTGTCCGAGAGGTGCGTCTCGACAGTCGCGGAGGTGCAAAACTGCTTCTCAGCAAGGTGAGTTCGCCATGACGACGTCAGCAGAGATTCGCAGCCTGTTCGTCGGAGCGCTGATCGGCGCGACGGATGCTGGCACGTCGGTGTATTCGCCATTCGACTGGCACACCGCGGGCAACGCCTATCCGACGATTCTCGTGCACGCGCGGCGCGAGCGGAAGGAGTCGGCTGGCCGGAACGTGCCTCAGTTCACGGTCACGTCGACGATCGAAGTGATCGCCCGCACGAAATCGCCGGGTCAGGTCGGCGACCTTGGTTCAGCTGCTGCGCTTGCGGCCGCCGAGTCGCTAAAGGCGCAGATCGAGACGGTGTTGATCAACAACCCGGCGATATGGGCACTGCCGGACGGAAGTCAGCGAATCCAGCAGTTTTCATCGATCGACTCAGAACTTTCGACGAGCTCGGAAGGTGAAATGCCGATGGCTGAGCTGGTGATGACGATCGACGTCGAGCATTTTCAGACCGCCGACGATTTCTTCCCGATTCCGCTGACGCCGCTGCAGCGCATGGACATCACCGTGCAGCAGCCGGACGGCACGACAGAGCCCGGTCTCACACTCAATTTTTCCTAGGGAGCGACGCATGGTCGTCCAACCTGTGCCAGGCGGGCCGAACGTGCTCGACCCGGTGACGAAGCAATTTATCCCGGCCGAAGGCATCACCGTCGATGACTTCGACCTGTACTGGCACCGCCGCATCAATGACGGCGATGCGCGGATCGTGAAACCTGACGCTGCATCGAAAGCGTCGAACTCGAAAGGAGCCTCGGCGTGACGATCGCTTTCCCCAACGTACCGCAAAATCTGCGCGTTCCGCTGTTCTATGCAGATCTCGATCCGCGAAACGCAAACAGTGGCCAGCAGACGCAACGCGCGCTGATCATTGGCCAGATCACATCTGCCGGCTCCGGAACGCCCGGCGTCCCGCGCATCTGCCAGGGTGTCGCCGATGCCAAGGCGGTCGGCGGCCCCGGTTCCATGCTCGCGCTGATGACGGCCGCGTACCGTGCGCGCGACTCGTTCGGTGAGGTCTGGTATCTGCCGCTGGCCGACGATGGTGCTGCTGTCGCTGCGGCCGGTTCACTCAATTTCACGGCGCAGGCCACCGCGAACGGCACGCTGAATCTGTATATCGGCGGTCAGCGCCTGACGATGGCAGTGTCGTCGTCGCAAACGCCGGCTCAGCTCGCCACGGCACTTGCTGCAGCAGTGACTGCCGCAACCGATCTGCCTGTCACTGCCGCTGTGGACGGAACGACCGCGAGCAAGGTCAACTTCACGGCGAAGAACAAGGGTGCCGCGGGCAACGACATTGATCTGCGCCTGAACTATCGTGGTGCTGCCGGCGGCGAATCGACGCCCGCAGGCTTGACGACCACGATCGTCGCGATGACGGGCGGCACGACGAACCCGACCCTGACGTCGGCGCTCGCCGCGCTCGGCGACACGACCTACGATTTCATCGCCTTCCCGTACAACGATTCGACGTCGCTCGACGCGATGAAGGCTTTCCTGAGCACGGCAACGGGGCGCTGGAGCTGGTCGCAGCAGTTGTACGGCGGAGCATATGGCGCCGTGCGCGGCACGCTGGCGACTTGTCAGACGTTCGGTGCTGCTCGCAACGACGAGCACGTGTCGATGATGGGCTTCAACGACTCGCCGTCGCCGAACTGGATCTGGGCCGCGGACATCGCAGCAGCCGTCGCTGTTTCGTGCCGCGCCGATCCTGCGCAGCCGCTGCAGACCGTGACGCTCGCGACGGTTCTGGCGCCGCCGATCCAATCGCGCTTCCAGCTGACTGATCGCAACACGCTGCTGTATACGGGCGTGAGCACGTTCTCGGTTGCTGACGACGGCACCGTGGCGCTGGAAAATCTGATCACCACGTATCAGAAGAACAGCTTCGGCCAGCCCGACGACAGCTATCTCGAAGTCGAGACGATGAACAACCTGACGTTCGTCCTTCGGCAGTTGAAGTCGGTCGTGACGAGCAAGTACTCACGCGTGAAGCTCGCCGCGAACGGCACCCGCCTGACAGCAGGCAATAACGTCGTCACGCCGAACACGATCCGCGCTGACCTGATCGCACAGTATCAAACGCTCGAAGAGGCTGGCTACGTGCAGGGCAGTGCGCAGTTCGCCCAAGGCCTGATCGTCGAGCAGAACGCGCAAAACCCGAACCGCGTCGACGTCCTGTATCCGGCTGTTCTGATCGACCAGTTGCGAATCTTCGCGCTGCTCATGCAGTTCAGCAATGAGGTCGCGCCCGCGTAAGCATCGTTTCGACCATCTGAAGGCACCTGCGGGTGCCTTTTCTTTTTTATGGAGGGCACACGATGCCTAGCAATCTGCTCGCCGGCACCGCGTCTGTCACGGTGGACGGAGCGACGTATCTGGTCTCGGCGAACTTCAAGTACAGCCCTGGCAAGAAGACGCGCGAATCGCTCACCGGTATGGACGGTGTGCACGGCTACAAGGAAAAGTACCGTGCGCCTTCGATCGCAATGCAAATGCGCGATTGGGGTGGTCTCACCGTCGCCGACGTCAATGACATGACGAACGTTACCGTGGTCGCGAGCCTCGCGAACGGTAAGACCGTCATTGGCCGGAACATGTGGTCCGTCGAAGATCAAGAGGTCGATTCGGAGGAAGCCGTTTTCGACGTCAAGTTCGAAGGGCCGGAAGTCACCGAAACCCCCAAGAACTGAACATGAACGATCAAATCAACGAAACGAAAGTGCACCCGGACACGCTGGTGCTCACGCTGCGCAAGGCGATCCAGATCAAGGGCGATTCGGTGTCGTACGGCACGCTGGAATTGCGTGAACCGACCGTCGACGAGCTCGATCGCTGCCTCAAGGCCGGCGACTCGTCGTATGCGACGAATGCGGCCCTGATCTCGTTCGTGTCTGGCGTGCCGGTGCAGGCGATCCGAAACCTCGGTAAGCGTGACTACGAGGAGGCGGTCGCGTACCTGCAGGGTTTTACGTCGGATGGCCCGACGACTGGCGAAGCATAGTCGCCGAGGTCACGAAGTACTACCACTGGGGGCCTGAGGACGCCTGGCGCCTGAAACTGAGCCGCTTCGTCTACTGGTCGCAGGAAGCGAAGCGCATGAAAGAGTCGGGGATCCAGTAATGGCAGCAGGGGCAGCTTTTCAAATCACGATCAGTGCGGTTGACAAGGCTACGGCAGTCGCCAGGCGCGTCAACGACTCGATCGCGAAGATGACGAAGCCGGTCAACGACGTCAAGGCGTCGGTCGCTGCCTTTGGCAAGGAAACCGGTCTCGACCAGATCGGCAGGCGCTTTGAATCCGTCGGTAACTCTGCAAAGAGCGTCGCGCGCAGCGTTTCGTCGATTGCGCCGCCGCTCGCTGCGATAGTAGGTGTTGGGAGCATCGCCGGGATCGCTGCTTTTGCAACCAGTTGGGGCAAGGTTGCGACCGAGATCGCGAATACATCAAGCGTTATCGGCGTATCGACGAATGATCTGCAACGGTACCGCGGTGCCGCGCGCGTCGCCGGGCTGTCCGCCGATACCATGACGAGCAGCATGCAGTCGCTGGGCTCTGCGTTTGAGGACGCCTCGGCCGGCCGGAACAATTTTGCTGCTGGCGTGCTGTCGGATAAGGGCATCGGTATTCA